CTTGACCGGAAGGCCAATCGTGTTGAATGTATCAATCTCAAGATAGATGTTGGTGTACATATCAACCGTGCCATTGGCGGTTCCGGATGTAACAGATGTTACCGTGAAGGTGTTCGCGGTTACGTTGGAAACCGGGTAAACACCATCACGCATCGTCGTGCCCGTGGCGACATCGAGGAAAACCCGATCCCCATTGGTCAGGCCATTACCCGTGATCGTAACGGTCACGAGGGTGCCAGACCGGCTCCACGTCCCCGACTTCACAACAGTTGGGTCCGCAACCGCAATATTGCGGGCCGAAACCGTTGCGCTTGTTACTGTGATACCCTTGAGGCGGGTCCGGTAATCCACCGCCGTCGATGACTGCTGGACGACCTTTGATTTTACATCATATTGCTGCATGATGCGTTATCCGTAAAAGATCGTGGTTGTGACCGTGTTGCTTGGAATCCCGACATAGATGCCGTTGTCGGCAAGGATTCCTTCACCCGGGATCAGGGTATAGAACGATGTGCCGCTCGATGTGTCGATTTCCGTCAAAACGCCCGGGTAAATATCAACATCACCACTTGTGGTTGCGGAGGCAACCGTCACGGTGAACGTGTTTGCGGTGGCGTTAGAGACCGAATAGGACTCATCAAGAGCCGTGCCGGACGTGAAGTCTAGGTAAACCCGGTCGCCATCCGAAAGCCCGTGACCGGCCATCGTGACGGTGCAAACGGTCGAGCCCGGCACATCGTATGTACCGGACATATACACGTTGTTGCAGAATGAGATGTTGTAGGTGTTCGACGTGGAAGGGGAAATGATGATCCCCTTGAGACGTGTCTTGTAGTCTACCGCAACACCCGATTCGGTGCTGTGGAACGAATGAACGTCGTATTGCTGAGCCATGAGCGCCTCCCGTAGCAATGATGACGGGGCCGAAGCCCCGCCTGTTACGAGGACGAGATAGCGCCCGCTGTGTCAACGCGGAGCCAAGCCGTGCCGTTGGAGAAAGCGATGATCGGAGCGCCGTTGCGGCCATTGCTGACATAGATCATGCCGCCCGTGCTGAGCGTAGCATCGGGGACTGTCGCCACTGTGAATGTGTCGGAGACCTTTACGGGGCCTGAAAAGGTTGTGTTAGCCATTGTACTATCCTTGCAGGATGTGGTTCCGCAGTCTCTGCAAGCGTCTGCCGGGACAGTCTGTCGGAACCGGGTTTACCCGGTCGCCCAAATTGCTGGGGATGTCATAATTTTAGCACATAAAAAAGAGGCCCCGAAGGGGCCTAAACTTTCTGGTTGTGATCCCAAACGCGGGGTCGGCGCTGGTTCTCATAAGCCGGTATAGCCCGAAGATTCCATGGGACATGAAGACCGGAAACGGTTTTTCCGCTAAGGGGGACTATGTGGTCAACCTGATACTCAACCCCAGTCTCGGCTGAAAGTCTGTCAGCCTCTTCGTACACGGCCTTTATTGCTTCGTAGTGAGCTTCAGTCAACCAAGGCGGCGTCGCCTTCTTGACTTTTGCCCTGCGCTTAGCCTGATAGCTCCTGACGGCAGGCTTGTTCTGGGATTTCCAGCCTAGATCGTATTCCTTCTTCTTTTCCTTGTTGACCTCTGCCCAGACTCTTGTACGTTCCCTTGCCGCGACCTTAACATCTTCACGATCCAAATATTCCCTCTTTGACTCGGCGTACCTCTCTGGGTTTTCCTCCTGCCACCTTTTTGCCTTCGCTATGTATTCGTCCTTGTTTTTCTCGTAGTGCTCCCTCTTCCATCTTTTTTTGTCTTCTTCTGTGACGGATCCGGGCGGGCGGCGCGTTATAAAAAGAGGGTCTCCGTAGCGCTTAAAGCGCAGATTGTGTTTGTTACAGAAGCCATTTTTTTTTGGGTCCGAGCTGAAATCCTTAAGTGAGAATTTTTTTTTATTCCCCCAAAAAAAAAAAAAAACGGCCCGGGTCGCAAGACCCGAGCCGAATATTTTTGATGTGTGGGCAATTAAGCGCCCGGCGAACCCCAGATACCCAGAGGATCGCTCACCCCAAATGAGTATCTTTCGCGCGCCTTGTACCGCACGTTGCCTGTGTCGAAGTCGCCATCCATAGATGTAGACATCGGTGTACGCACGAAGTGCTTCATGCCGTTCGGAACGTCCGTGATCAGGTAGTACGAGTCGGTGTCGGTCAGGTAGTGGTTGACCGAGTAGCCTTCCGGAATCGTACCGTTGTTCTTGATCGCGTTGATGTCGTTATCGGCAGTCGCTGTGCGGAGTTCTGTCTCCAGCAGGCGGGTAGCCACGAACATCAGGTTCGGCGGAACAACCAGCTTACGCGGACGGGCCGCGATGAGCAGACCACGCTCGTCCTTCCAGCCAGCGATCTGAATAACAGCGGCCTCAAGCGAGGTCTCGTTCAGATCAGCCGGTGTCGACTGCGTGTTGCTGTTCGTGCCACCAGACACCAGAGGGTGAGCGGTGTTGAACAGTGTGACGCCGTCGCCGGATGTAAACGCGCCACCAGAGAAGCCGTTGTTCAGCGGATAAGCCGCCTTAACCTGCTTCGTGTAGGCCATCGAGCGAGCGAGTGCCTTGGTGTAACGCGAGGACAGCGAATCGTACAGGTTGTCTTCCATCGCCTCTTCGGTGAGGGAGAAGCCCATAGCGATTGTCTCGTGGTTGTAACGAGCCGTCCAGACTTCCTGAGCGTTGTCGTAGCTGATGGCAGAACCTTCGGCCTTGACCGGGGCTGTGCCGAAGCCAGACAGCTTCAGTTCTTCTTCGAACGAACGCTCCGAGGTCTCTGTCTCGTAGATAGCCTCGTGCTCGTTCTCGTACTTCTTGTACTCAAGACCGAACAGGGCGTTTAGACCCGGGAGCAATTCCTTGAGGAGTTGTGCGCGTGAAATAGCCATTGTGTTATTCTCCTATTACACGCCAGTCGGGTTCATGTACGAGTGGCCATATGTAACAACAACGGTCGAGTTCTGAGCGTTGGTGTCAGCCGCTGTGTAAACAGCAGACGGCATGTTCCACTTGACAAGAAGATCCGTGTAGGTGTCGCCGACGGTCGACTCGGGACCATCAACGAAACCAACGATACGCAGCGGCAAGGAAGCCGTTGTCGCAATCGAAGCAGCATCAGCCGATGTCTCGGAGTTGCCAGTGGCTGTGTCACCCGAGAAGGTGCTGAAGCCAATGTTGGCACCAAGAGCAGTCTGGGCGACGGTGTCGTCAGCCTGAATCTGCATCACAACGTCCGGATCGTCAACGACGTAGGCGTATGCGTCGGTGGCGACAGTGCCGGTGGGCCAGTACTGCTTGAAGATCTTATACTTCAGGTTGGGGTCTGTGTACGTGCAACCCACAAAGACGCCGACAACGCCGGTAGCCGCCACTGTAGTAGTGCCGGTATCAGCGACGACAACGCCCGAAGAGTTGATGGACACAGGCTGACCGTAGAAAATGTTGGCCGCATACGCATTGTTGATCTTGATCAGACGTGTCGAGCCAGCGTAGGGCTGACCACCGATCAGATTAACAGGGCGCAGGCCATACGGGCTTGCTGTAGTAGCCATGTTAGTTTCACCTCATTTGAGGCGGAGTCTATCTCCGCCCCTTGCCAAAAGTTACCCGCGTAGAAATCTCTGGTTTCATCAGAGGCATTCGCGGATCGTTTTCACGCATGAAGTTGTTTTCCACGGAGGTCATCTGGTTCTGGGCGGACTCGCGATAATACTCGTCGCGCTCAGCCATTGTTTCCTCCGGGGCCTTGCAAAGAAGAAGGCCACCAACTTCAATGTTGTCCTTAAAGTCCGACTTGCGGTCTCTAAGAACGGTAATCTCGGGATGATCCTCTGCCTTGACAGGCTCCCAACCCTGACGGAACTTTGACGACACATTCGTGTTGTCGGAGTTGTTCAGTGTGGACGTGCGGATCCAGCGATAACGCCAGCCATCACGCTTTTCGGGTTCGGGAAGAACTGTGGGCGGAGCCCAAGACTTTTTGCGCGAAGTAGCTTCGCGGGTTTCGCTTTCGCGAGGGGTGCGCTTATCCATTTACGGACCTCAATTTCTCGGCAGCGTACTGCTCGATTGTAAGCCCGAGGCGCTTAGCGATGGCGACCTCGGAGGCTGATAGCTGGACTTTGCGTGGCGGAGTCGTATTTCTCTTTACTGGAGCTACCACGACGCTCTGCTTCTGGGGAGGTGTCTTGCTATCCTCTTCGTCATCCTCAGAAGCCATATGCGGATACCGTTTCCGGATCTCCTTATCGAGCTTCTCCCAATACTCATCGGTCTTGGGGTCCACACGATCAAAAACAACTAGGCGGTCATGGATGTGCCGGGCATAATCAGTCATCTCCCGGTCACGACCAAACCACGTATTCTTTCGCGCCCAAGACAGAGTCTTCTGGTCGGGCTGCGGAGGCGGGGTCTGAGGCTCATAACGCGGCTGCTCATACTCCGGCTCTTCGATCTGCACGGGGCGGAAGCTCTTAACCTTGTCCGCCTCGACAGTCAGTCGGGCAATTCGTTTGTGTGCCTCGACCTGCTTGTCAATGTCACCAAGCTCAACCCCCTCCTTGAGCAATCGCTGAGCGATCTCAAGCTCGGTCTGAACCCGGGTCTCCATCTGGTCGGCAATCAGCGACTGACCAGACTGGAGGGCCTTCTTCAACTGCAAGTTCTCTGCATCCCTACGCTTTACGTAGTCGACCAGAGCCTGCTGTTGGCGCTCTAGCTCCTCCTTGGCACGACGCTCCTCATGGAACTCGTACTTGAGCTTGCTAATGCGCTTCTTGACCTTGTCGCTGTACTGGGCAACCTCGTCTTCGCTAGGAAGATCCGGCTCGCCAGCACGGCGGGGCCTATTTTTATCTTCAGGCGGGGTGTCGTCGACCACCTCCACCTGAAGTTCTGTCTCCTTACCGGCACTCTTGTCCGACTCAGGAGACTGGACGGCGTCGACTTCGCCGCCTACCTCGATCTCGTTTTCCTCGCTCATACCCGCTCAATCCCCTCTGGATTCGACAGCGTTGCCTCAACAACGTCGTCGTTAATCAAGCGGAACTCCTTGCCGCCAATCTTGAATCGGGTGCCGGAATAAGCCCGGAACATAACCCAATCCCCTTCTTGGCAGTAAGGCCCCGCTGGGAAGCGGTCGGGGTCCGAATAACAATCAGGCCCCATTTCGAGGACTTGGCCAACAATACTGGCCGTCTCCTCCTTAGACTTGAGAACATCCGGTCGGATGATCCCGCCCTTGGTCTTCTCTTCGACCTCCGGCACCGCAATCAGAATCCTGTATCCTTTCGGCGCAGGCAGATTGCCAAGAATCTCTTTCGAGAGCTTGCTTTCAGAGTACATGCACATTCCTGTGTGTTGCGCCTTTCGGCGTGGTTGCATCCAGTGGATGTAACTGAATGATACTACAAGAATTTCACAACCCGAAATTACTCTGCGGCACGCTGCGCCGATTCAAGATCAAGAACGTCACGCTCAACAGCCGCAAGGCCAGCGATCATTCCTGTTAAGTGCTTGTATTGATTGTAGTCTTGGGCACCGCCCAGCGCCAATTCGTCGGCGATATCGTTCATCCTTTCACGGATCTTAAGCTTAATGACATCAAGCTCGGTCATTAAAATATTCTCCTGACATCTTCGACTGTCTGACCGACCACTTTAGCCGCTTCCAGTGCGATCTTGTCCTCTTTGTATTTGGCGTCTGCTTCCGCTTCGGCCTTCTTAACTTTGACAGCCTCTTCCTTAATGCGAAGCTCTTCGCGTTGCATGACTGTAAGTGGATCGTTTGCCTCTTGTGTCGCCTTGGCATCCGCCATTTCCTTGTTATGCTGCTGCAACAGACGATCAGCGGCAACAGAAGCAAGCTTGGCAACATCGTTCTCAATATCAGGCGGAAGCTGCTCGCCCATCTGGGGCAGGCTGACGCCGAGCTTAAGCTCAAGCTGACGCCTGTAGCTGTAAGCGAAGTGTTCTGCCAAGTGCTGTTGCATTGCGCCCACAAAAGCCTGAGCGTTCGGGCTCTGGGACACAAACTGCTGATAAATAGGATCCTGCATAAAGGCGGTGTGGACCTTGATATGGGCGTCGTGGTCCTGCTGTTGGAACACGGTAATCGGCTTGCCAGACATGACCATCTGGTTTTCCGTTACGGGGTCCATAGAAACAGCCTGACCCTGACCTTGGATGATCAGGTCCACGTTCTGCACGTTCAGCGCGTGGAGCATCTGCCTGTGCAGAAGCTCCATATTGTACATGCCCGGAGGCGCTGCCTGAGCAAGCTGCATCGCAGCCTGATACTGCATAACCTTCTGCGCCATTGTGGCGGCATTCGGATCAGAAACCGGGATGATATCAACACGATCATCAAAATCCTGCTGGCGGCTGTAGTTTTGCTGCGGATTATCCGACACAACATACTCGTATGCCGGGGCCATGTAATCCTTCACGACATCAGCAATAAGCTGGAACTCACGGCTGAGCGAGTCGTGTACACGCGCCTGAACGGCTGACATGACCTTCATAGACCGCTCAAGGAGGGCAAGGGTTGTGCCGACAGGAGCTTCG